AAAGAAGGAGCACAATTTAATCCTCAACATCAAAGTGTTATTGATTTATCCATTAAAACGATTAGTCAATATGTAGAACTACTTCGATTTATACTTGAAGAGTGGGAGAGACTATCTGGAGTATCAAGACAACGTATGGGTGAAATTGGTCAGTATGAAGGAAAAGGTACAACAGAACAATCTATTATACAATCTTCTCATATTACTGAAGACTATTACAGAAAATTTGCATTCCTTGAACAAAGAGATCTACAATGCCTTATTGACTATTCTCAAATGGCATGGATTGATGGAAAGAAGAGTTCTTATATAACACCAGATGGACAACAAGACTATTTAGATATAGATCCAGATACATATACACATGCAGAATTTGGAGTATTTGTATCAGATGCCGCTAAAGAGACTGAGAACTCAATATGCTTAAACAACTTGGACAAGCTGGAATTCAAAATGGTGTTCCAATGTCCATTATATCAGAGATTATTGAGAGTGAAAGTTTCGTTGAAGTAAAAGATAAGATCAAAGAAGCGGAAGCTCATATGGAAGAGCTTGAAATGCAAGCACAACAAATGGATCAGCAAATGGCTGAACAAGAACATGCTGAAAAACAAGCTGAAAGAGAACATGAATCTATAGAAAATGAAAAAGATCGTCAGAATAAAATTGAAATAGAGCTAATTAAACAACAGATGAAAGCTACAGATGATGATGATTGGAAGGCTGAACTTGAGCAAAGAAAGATAGATATAGAAGAAAAAATCAAGTCCAGAGAGCTTAGAGAAAAAGAAAGGGCGAACAAAGCTCAGGAAAGATTGAAAGAAAAAGAAATTAAAACGAAGAATAATAAGGCTAATAATAAGAGTTAATGTTATATAATATAAAGATATACTTTTATTAAAAAAACCTTGACATTACATAACTTTAATCCTAAATTTAATTTATGAAAACAAAAGAACAACAAGCTGCAGAAGAGCAGGACGAACTAGTAGACATGTGGGATGTCGAAGTACAAGAAGATGAAGATGACGTTGATGATAGCTTAGAACTTGAAGATCAAGAGGAAGAAGAGGTTGATACTGAAGATTCCGATACAGATGAAGATCTTGAAGAAAATGAAGAGGATCATCAAGAAGACAACGAAGACACAGATAGTGATGAGGAAGATGAAGATATAGATGAAGAAGATCTTCCAGTTGTTGAAAGTATTCAAAGAACGCTTGGATATGAATTTGACGAGGAGTTTGAAGATACTGAAGAAGGTATCGCAAAAATGTTTGAGAAAGCCAAGAATATGGCTGCAGACGAAGCATTGGACTCTATGCTTGATGCATATCCAGAAGCAAAAGAATTTATAGAATATCGTCAACTTGGAGGAGATCCCGATCAGTATTTCAAGACAAAGTTTCCACAGGTAGATTACTCTGAAGTGGAGTTTAATGAGGAAGATGAATCTCAACATGAGATGATTGTCCGCAAAGAACTTTCTGAAAGAGGGTTATCAAATGAGGAAATAGAAGCTGATATACAAGATTTTAAAAACGGGGGTATCCTTGAAAGTAAAGCAAAACGTGCTTTGACTGCCTTACAGACCAAGCAAAAAGAAGAACAAGAAAATCTTCTTAAGAGGCAGGAAGAACAATATCAGAAGCAACAAGAAGAAATAGAGCAGTATTGGAATGACGTAAAAAGTACAATTGAGTCTTCGACTTCATTTAAGGCTTTTAATGTTCCTTCCAAAGAGAAAGAAGAATTCTTTCGATATATCTCTAAACCTGTAGAAGACGGAAAATCTCAAAGAGATTTAGATGTTGAAAAAGCAGATAGAGAAACGAGACTTGCTATTGACTTCTTGTTATATAAGGATTTTAATATCGCTGATATTGTAGATCGCAAAGCTAAAAGTCAAAATGCACAAAAGCTTAGAGAGAGAATGAACAGACGTAAGCTTGATAAGCAACAGAGACAGAATAGCGGTAGCGATTATACAGAAGAGCTTGGCACAATTTAACCTTTAAAACATAAAATAACACATGAGTACACAAGAACCGAGAATTTACGCAAAGAGAACGAAATATAACGATCAGCAAAAGTCTGATGTGTCTACTATTTCTAGCGCTCTCTTGCAACAGTCGGAAAAGCTATCTCCGCTATTGACTTTCCTTGGTGGTAAAGAGGATGAAAGATTTCCACTTTCCATGCTAAGTGAAGGAGTTGGTAATGTGAGAACTATTGAGCAACTTGAGTACGAGTATGATGTAATGACAAGACTACGCAAGACACGACCTCTGGCAGAAAGCACAGAAGGAACTGATCTTGGTAAAGGAGGAGCTTTATTTAAGCTGACTTTCCCAGATAAGTGGTTTATTAAAGATTACATTCTTGTATCCAAAAGTGGTGTACAAGCTCGTATTATGAGTGAACCTGTTCCTAATGGTAAGAATTGGGATTATACAGTACGACTAGTATCACCTGATACAAGTGCTGTAATGCCTGCAGATGATGTAAAAGCTGGAGCACAGTTTGGTAGTCTATTTGCAGCGGTAGGTATTGACTGGTCTAGAGGAAACGCTAGTAATTGGGAAGCACCTGCAAAAATCCGTCATAAGTTAACAACAATCCGTAAGTCTTATCAGATGTCTGGTAATGCTAAAGATACAGTTGTTGAAATGGGACTACCTACAAAGAGTGGTGGAACCAGCAAATACTGGATGGATTTTGAAGAGTGGCAATATATGCTACAATGGAAAGAAGAATGTGAAATGTACTACTGGTACGGAGAGCAATCTTATAATGACAAAGGAGTAACTAACATGCTTGACGAAAATGGTCAGCCTGTTATTATTGGTCCTGGACTGCTTGAGCAGATCCAAAACAAGGAGACATACTCTGTATTGACTGCGAATAAAGTGAAGAATGTTGTAAGAGACATTTTTTATGGAATGACAGATGGTCAAAACAAACAAGTTGTACTGTACACTGGAATTGGTGGAGCAGATGAATTTGACAGAGCTATGAAGAGTGAACTTGATGCAGATAGTTACCGTCAATTTAATGATGGTAAATTTGTAAGCGGTAGTGGACGAAATCTGTCACTGACAGGATTCTTTACTACATATGAGCACGTAGATGGTCACAGCGTTAAAGTTGTGAAAGTACCTCTATTTGATCATGGAGCTGTTGCACAAGCATCACAGAAGCATCCAAGAACAGGATTGCCTCTTGAATCATACCGCATGGTATTTGTTGATCAAAGTAACTACAATGGAGAGCCAAATCTTCAGATGGTTACTAGAAAGAATCGAGAAATGCTTAGATGGGCTGTTGCAGGTTCTACAATCCCACAAGGATTCCCTGGAAACGACATGAGAGCAACAGACATTGATGGTTGCAGTGTTCACTTCTTGAAAGTAGCTGGTATAGTACTGAAGAGATTTGACACTTCACTAGACATGCAGTGTGTAATATAAATCATTTAGAAGGGAAGGATTTGAGTATCCTTCTCTTTATTATTAATTAACCCTAAACATACAATATGAAGCATTATCTTTATAGACATATTAGACATGATAATGATGATGTATTTTATGTGGGTGTAGGAACTAAGAAAAACAATTTAGATTTTAATTCTAAAAAGAATGAGTTTTTAAGAGCTTATTCAAAAAGAAGTCGTAATAAATTTTGGAAAAATATTATAAATAAAACAAATTACGATATAGAAATAATATTAGAATCTAATGATTATAATTTTATTCTTGAGAAAGAAAAAGAATTTATTGAATTATATGGTAGAAGAGATGAAAATTCTGGAACCTTATGTAATTTAACAGAAGGTGGAAATGGAATAGTCGGAAATATAGTATCCGAAGAAACCAGATCAAAAATGAGTAAATGGCAAATAGGAAAATCATTATCAAAAGAATGTAAAGATAAAATTTCAAAAAGCCATTTAAATAGAAAGAATTATTTATCTAAAAGAATTTTACAAATAGATATAGAAACTAAAGAAGTTATTGAAGAGTTTGATTCAATATCAGAAGCTTCCAGGAGTTTAAATTTAAAAAGTCCATCAAGCATAACTAACTTTTTAAAAGGTAGATCAAATAGTGCAGGTGGATATGAATGGAAACTTATTTAACCAAAAACAAAGAGGTATAACATTGAAAGAAGTTCAAATTAGGAGAAGAGAGACAAAAAGTCATCTTCCTCCGCCAGTAGTTGCCAGATCCAAAAAAGTTCTTGCCAGCATTTATGATGGTCAAGGACCTCTTAGAGGAGTAACTGGTGACGAAGAAAAAAGACTACTTAGTAAGTATTTAGGACATGACATAGACGATAGAGATTTCAGCAGAATTTGCCGTAACTTTTGGGCAGATTTAAGAGTTGAAATTGAAAGTGATGGTGAAGTCCTTAATGTAACGACAAGCGAAAATGATGAGGGAATAGAAGAACCTCACAACATTTTAGATTATCTAATCTATAAATGGGCACAAAAACATAAATATGTTGGAAAAGATAGAGAACAAATGCTCGAAAGTCCACATAAAATGTTTTATATATATGACCCAGATGTAGAGATGAGAAGTCAAAACAAAGAAGTCAAAATTAAACGTAGAGCATATGCTGAGTTTATCAAGATTGATAATGACGAAGATAAACTTAATCTAATTATTCAAGTTCTAACAGATTCAGAGCCTGAAACAATGAGCATAGAGCAAAAACAAAATTACATTGATCAGCTTATAGAGAATGATCCTGTTAGTTTTGTATCAGTAGCTACAGACAAAGATCTTGAAATTAAAGCAATGATTTCAGAACTTGTCTCGCTAAATATTATTAACAAAATGTCAAATCAGTACTGGTGGATAGATGAAAAGCTAGGAGATGATTTAGAAGAAGCAGTTCTTTACTTTAAAGATAAGAAGAATTCAGAAACTGTTAATAGATTAAAAGCAAAACTACAAGAAGCTAAAAAAACTCTATAAGTGAATACTCGTGAAATGCATATTGGTATTGAATTAGGTCTGCAGAAGATGGCATCTTCTCAAAGAGAGGATTTTCTTCCGCAGGAGAAAGATTATTACTTAAATGAGTCTGTGAAGGACTATATTAAACAACAATATAGTCAGATTAAGACTCAAGAAAGAGATCTAGAGAGCCAGTATGTAAATGAGAATTTACGTACATTGATAACAACAGCGGAGATATCTAATATCTCTGTTGTTGATTATCTTCCTAACTCTATAAAAGGAGATACGCCTGCTGATTATATGTATTATATTTTTAGCAGAACAAAAAGCGATGATGAATGGTTTAATAATAGACGGCTTGAGTTAAAAGGAATTAAAGATTATGTAGAAAGTGAAAGTAATTCTCCTATTTTTAGAGAATTTCCATTACTTATACAAGGAGATGAATTAATTGTTATTGGTAATGCAACAACGGATTTAACGATTAGTGATGATATTTATCTCACATACATTAAAAAGCCAATAAAACTAAATGTAATAAGTGATCCAGATGTTGAATTGGATTTACCTGAACATACACATGATGAAATTGTAAATTTAACTGTACAGAAAATGCTTGCAGTTATTGGACAAACAGGACAGAGAGAAGAATGAACATAAGAGAGATGCAGAGGAGATTTGGAATTCAATTAAATCAGCTTAATGAAGCACTTGAGCTTCACAGTGATGATATTGAATATTGGCTTAATAAAGGTCAGCTTCAGCTTGTCAAACAAATGTATAATGGAATGAACCCTGAAGGCAAAGCTTTTGAACAAAGTCAGCAAAGAATAGATGATTTAAGAACACTACTTGTTAAAGATGA